CACCGGAATGGTCAGAAGAACTGCTCTTGTCTAAATTCACGGGATACACTATAGCACGAATCGTGCCAATGGTATTCATTAAATGGGTGTTACGTTAAAGATAACACTATACCAATCTTTGTTTCGTTTGGTGAGAATTTGACGATTGAACGTCATGTATCCGACGGTAAGGAATGGTGGAACGGTAACGATAACTGTTGGTGGTAGGATTAGTCGGGTTGAATGGATGTGATCGTTCTTCATCCTATGTTTGTATTCAGCGAACAAATGTTCAGCGTAACGAATTAGATAGGGTACGTTCAATCGCCATTGTTTGACACAGTCACAGTTTTGATTGGGATACGTGGGACGCTTGATCGCTACTGCTGTACGATATACATCCACAATCTCACGTTCGATGTCTGCTGTTGTGAGGGATTTAACACTCGTTACTAACGATGGGTTAGTTATCCCTACTATCATTGGTGGATTTACTTTTGTCATTTTCCAATTTTGGTAAAGAGTTCAACTATTGCGCGGTACTCGACTTTTTCCGCATCGTTCAGATTGTGTTTTCGGGCGATGGCATCAAATCGTTCATCCCATTCCTTGAATGTGTGTTCTTCGCATCCAATTTTAAGCCGGCCATATTTGCAATTTGTTGCGCCGTGGCCGCGTGAATCCATGAGAAACAGAACGGGTTTAACCCAAGCATCACCATACACACGAGCATTTCCGGATACCTGAGCATTTCCGGATACCTGAGCATCGCCATACACCCAAGCATTTCCGGATACCTGAGCATCGCCATACACCTGAGCGTTGTCGTACACCTGAGAATTTCCGTACACCCAAGCATTTCCGGATACCTGAGCATTTCCGGATAAACGAGCATTTCCGGATACCTGAGCATTTCCGGATACCTGAGAATTTCCGTACACCCAAGCATCATCATACACCTGAGAATTTCCGTACACCTGAGCGTTGTCGTACACCTGAGCATCGCCATACACACGAGCATTTCCGTACACGCTGCCCCAAACGATTGCGTTTTCGATGATGTTTGATTCCTTGTCGATTTTGGCCGACTTGTGAATCCACCCACCGCCAGACGATTGCCGCCAGTCTGATTTAATTTGCGTTCCGATTTTTTCTTGTAGTTCTTTAAAGTTCATTTCTTTTCCTTGTAATTATTGGTTGCCCTCAGCAACGCTTCGCAGAGTTGGAGAGGGGCGGGTTTGATGGACAGTTCGTGGCGAGTGACAAGGCCAGTCGCTACTTGCAGGTTGTAATACCATTCACTGATGGAAATGTTATCATCCTTGAACTGCTTCTGAATCAACGGGATGATGGCGTCGTAGGATGAAGTGTAGCTGGGCAACTGATGTGTAAACCACCATTCAGGCTTCTCATTGGCAGCGCCAAAGCCTAAAGGCCTGGGCGGGTTTGATGGCATGGCATCCCAACCATCCAGCTTGGCGCAGGCGATTTTGATTTGATCTTTAGTCATATTATTTGTCGAACGCCATAATCGGTGTGGTTTTGATGTTTTTGCTGTAAGCGTTCGTGAGAATCGCGAAGTCGTTTGATGACACTGGGATTACGATTTGACCTTTAAAGTCAAGATAGGTAAAGTTGGTCTTGATCATAATCACCCCCATGTTCCGAGTATTTGTGAAACTCATTTCACCTGAAATGTTCGTCCAGAAATTGGTGTTTCTGAATGTGTTTTCAGCAAACCAATTTGTGCTATCCAGCGCACCAGCCACCGCGCTAGACGCGATAAGGGATAGAATTAGGGGTTTCATTGCTGTGCCTCCTGACAGGATTGCGTCCGTAGCAAAAACTCCAACAGTTCATCGGCTGAGAGTTCTATGGTAGTCTGTTTAGTTAAGATTGTGATTGTGCTGTGCTGTGTCTCTTTCGAGACTCCAACAACATCGGAACCATAATCTACGTTGTTCATTACTTTGATTGATGCGTTTAAGATCATTTCTTTCTCCTTCCAGTTTCAGATGATGAACAAGCTGCCCAGTCATCACGTTTAATAATCACCGTTTGACGGAATAGATTCCATCTATCATTGAGTGATAGAGATGGATCATTCCACATAGGAGTATTTCCTTGGATTGGTTTGACATTTGGATAAGTTTTTCAGTTCCAACATTAAATAATGATTTCATATTCGTGGTATAGGAAGCAAAAATCGTGCCAACGGATAGGACGTAAGCACGATATCGATAACGGGATTGTATTGTTTATAGCTCGTGTGTTGTTACCAACGCCGATTCACGTGCAAACCATTCAGTAGCTGGAGAGTCTCCAGTTCCAGTGCGGATTGTGTAACCTTTGCTATTCTCGTTCACAATCTCACCGATAATAGGCGGCTTACCTGCAATTTGCACACAGGCAAGGCGACGTTTGGGAGCGGGTTGATCTGTTATTTCAGTTGGTTTCATATAATATTAGGGGATAAAACGGAGTTCGTTGGGCAGTGTGCTGAACATATAAGTCAACGCTTCAAGTTGCTCATAAACTTGACTTTCAGTCTTTCCTTCCAAAACTCCATCAGGATTGATGTTAATACTGATTAAGTCAGTCAGTGCTCTATACGGCATGACAATCAGTTGTTGCTTACCAGATAAGTTATCACAGAGCATAACTTCCCAGTTGTTTGTTTGTTCGCGATGATGCGATGGTCTTCGAATGTTAGGTCAATATGGAACATAATCTAAACAGCACCATCACACCTTACTGGGGCGCGATAGTACTGGTTAAATTCCACCCAATAGTTCACATTGGGTGGATGTGAAAGGGCGGCTATTTAAAAATAATAGCGTAATCTGTGCAAGCGGAATTTTTGATTGTAAATCCTTTCCATTTGGCTTCAAGTTCGCGATGCCATTGGTTACGTTGTTTGACGTAGGATACATAACCATCCTTTTTGTCGTCTTCTTTAACGGGAGGGAAGAATACTGTTGCGATTTTCATGATAATATAATTTCTACACATCTACATTCATTTGGTTACTTTGTAATAGAGTTTCTCCACATCTTCATGCCATTTTGTATCTTCTGCATATGATGTATTAAGTACCAAAAAGTAGTCACCTTTCATCCCTAGTTTCACCCATTTATCATACGCTCGGTGACAGAGTTTAACACACATAGCACGCGCTACGGGTTCAGTATAGCCGTGTAACTTATGATCTACACTTGACCTGTAATGGCATCCATACGGGTATCGTATGCTATTTTCGTGACGTTTAATTACGTCTGCTAATCTATCATAGTCGATGGATATTGACATAATTGGTTACTATTTGTTCCGAATGTTATACAACGGCATTTGATACGATGGTCTGTTATACACAGTTTCCATCCCCGCTTCTACTACGCATCTCACATGTTTAGCGTCTTTACCGAAGAATTGTTTAGTTGCATTCTTCGCATGTTTACGGGTTGCACATCGCCATTTGGGCGCATTGCGTCTAGCATGAACAATGCCATTTAGACGCATCTTCTCTTCATGCAGTTGTTTAGGTGATGGATTCATACTGGTCCTACACTTGCGCACTAGGCGTGAGCGGTATTGTTAAGTTGTTCACAGTTTGATTCTCTATTACACAGGCTTATCACTGTCGTCATTCGCACGGCGAATAAAGGCTAGATTCAACTGTCAGGTCCATAATATCACGGTACTGTTATCTTACTAAGTTTGGCGACTATATTGGGATGGATGACTAACGTTTAACTAACAACTGACTCAACGGTCACATACCCCGCTATTGCGTGCCAATACTTCTCAAAAGTAAGTTTGCTACCGCTTACGGATTGTCTGTCTGTGTTGCATAGATTCATTGCACAGATACCCTATTTATCATGTCTCTTAATGAGCCTAAATAGTAAGTCTCTACCTTCCACTTGGGATGGATAAGATGTTATCTTGCTAGATAGATAAGAGTTGGGTCTTATTTCGGATGGATAGATATTAGGTGTCAATCTTTCGATTGCGTCACAATAGCGACGATAATATCTATACTCATAATTTGTCAAAGATCACGCGGGAAATAGGAGAGACTCCGCACAAGTTTTATCTCATGCAGAGTCTCGCGTGTTCTATCAGTTTTTCTTGTCCGCTTGTTCGTCCGCTTGTTCAACCTTGGTTGAACCAACGGTCGGTTTTTGTTCGGCAACCCAATCGGCAAGCTTATCAGTAAGCTTGAATTTGGTATTGCCATAACTAACCCCATTAACACCAGCCTCGCCGAAGTAGCAGACAGCTTTCAGTAACAGCAACGGATGGCTAAGGGATACACCCTTTACTTTGGTTGCAGCTTCCTTAACAGTGAGCTTAGAATCCTTCTTGCTCACCTTGCCGAGCGACACCTTCGATAACCCAATCTGACCATTGGACATGATTGCACCGAAATCAGATGCAATCTTACGGGCCAGGCTGTCGGCCAGTCCTTCATCCATGCCGAGGCATGTTTGGAGGCTGTCGAATACTTCCGCCATAAGGGGGCTGTAGCGTCCGTCGCCAAACTTACCGATTGTCACTTTGGGGATGTTGTTAATAGATGCGGTTTGATCGTTGCTCGTGCTCGTGCTCATGTTGTTTGTATCACTGGTGACTATTGGGCGGCCATTATGGCAGTTATCGCCTATATTCACCAGTAAAGTGAATCGCACTAACAACGTTAAACTAGCTGTATCTGTTCGGGAAATGTATCACTACACTACCGAGTAACGTGCCAACTAGCAAACTGATTTCAAAGAACTACCGAATCCTTAGCACCCACCATGCCAACGTCCCAATATGCGTATTTGCCAATGAATAACGATAAAGCTCATTTCCACAATTCCCAACTGTCCCATTCCTTGACACCTACTGTCCCATTATTGGATTCCCCAATGTTTTATCGTTAAATATACGTCCCATAATAGGACACAATCATTTATCACGTGATAATCCAACCTTTCACGCCCATTTATCTCCTGATAATCACATTATCACCTGATAATTAGCCAATCCCGCTTACTAGCCTATAATCTACCATCATAGTCGTATATCATATATCCCCTTATATCTCCCCCAATACACCATCCATGTTATTAGTATATACATATTTATACTATATTAGTTATTATTATTATTAGCTATTATATTATCTAATATAATTTTCAATTTTTGGGGAAAAAGAGATAACGAGGTTATACATATACTAATAAGGGGTCTGTTATATCAATCTGATATACGACTAGCCCGGTCATTATATGTACCATTATATACTCTAATGTATTACCCTTATTCAGCTGGCATAATGATAGGAGCGATTATTAACCATATCTAATGATAGAGCAGCTAATAGTAGCTTCACTTGTTCAGTAGAGCTAATGATAGCCAAGGGATATTAGATTGGCTAATGGAAAACCAGAAGGTCGAAGGCTCATCGCAACTATACCTCTCTCAGAAAATTTACAAAATCAATAAGCGGATGTGCAATATAAACCCTTTATATTTCGCTGCGCGACAGTTGGCACAATTGTTGCTATATCGATATACGACTATGCGAATCCTAACCGCAGATGAATATGAAAGACTGAGGAGCGAGAGGGATATGATAGTGAGGCTGGGAGCGAGGGCGACACCTATGGTGAGACGTAGGTTAGGGGAGATTCGCGAGACACTAAAACAAGCACATAAAATAGACTATGAATCAAGACACAAAACAAGTTAATTCGGTTTGTGCGGCGTATGGGGTGGTAATGGCTGCGTGGAATGGGGTGGTATCGTTTGTGGAGGTTGTATGAGTAATATCATTATTCCATCATCTGCCAAAGGGGGCGCTGTCCCGAACAACGTTCAGAGACGCAAAATTGATAAGGTTAAATTGGCAAATAAATTGAGTATCTATTACGATCGGGCAGATGTTCCGGTAGAGAATACAATGGACAAAGAAGCACTCGATAGGTTACATGCTGCGATTCGATATACTCAAATGTTCAAACAGCAAGAATCGTATGCGAAAATGGATGAAGAAATCACTGATGAAGTGATAAATGGGAACATCAGCAAAATGCGAGAATTAGCCAAGAAGGTTTAATTGAGCGCCCAATAGGATATGACAGCAGAACACAAAGCCATAAAAGTAGCATATGAGAATGAATCTATGCTACCTGATGAGATCGCTTCTGACAGGGGTCTAGAGGTTGCCTCTGTCAAGGCTTGTTTGATGCAGGTGTCAAGTAAATACAGAAAGGATTGTGGACAGGAGCCTGAATCAGAAGATAGGTTGAACTTCTCTAACGATGATCTAGAACGAGTGAATGAAGTTATCATGGCATTAGCATTGTCAGCCGAGAATGAGAAGGTTCGTCTTGCTGCTGCTACGTATGTGCGTGATGATAAGAAGGGCAGGAAAGAGGTGGTGAAAGGGTTCGCTAATCAACAGACAAACATCTTCATGATTAACGAACAAATGAAACGAGTTCGTGAGATGGCTACAACCGTAAAGGGGCAGATAAATGGTTGACACTAACGTAGCATTAACTCCTGAAGAACTTGCGGAACAACTCAATGCTGAGTATGCCGCAGCGGCTCTTCCACAGACTGAACCTTCACCAGTGTTCTGCTCCACTGGTCCAGTTAAAGATGCAGCCTTGTCACCTGCACCTGTGGAAGAATACCGATTAGGAGTAGATGGCGTAGATATCAAAGATCCAGTAGAGTTGCTGTTTCTACTAGATGAAGATCTGTTAGCTGGAAGAGCAAGGTTGCATGATTGGCAAATAAGATTCATGATGGACTTTGCGAATGGATCACACACGAAAGAGAGCCCTTTTCAAGCTGTAGTACAGGCGTGTAACAGTTCCGGCAAGGACAAATATGTCATAGCAGCGTGTGCAGTCTGGGCGGCAATGAGATACGTTGAGTGTGAAATACCTATCACATCATCGTCTGGCCAACAGTTGGATAGTCAAACTGGCGCCCACATAGATCGTCTAACCAATAAAGCCAACGCTATTTTAGGTCCAGTGTGGAAGGTTCAGGATAGGTACTATGAGTTCGGACATAGGGGTAAATATGGTGAACCATTACCATCTTGTATTAAGTTATTTGCTACTGATGAACCTGGAAAGGCGGAAGGTTTTCACCCTGCATCTGCTGGAAGGAAGATGTGCATCTTCACATCAGAGACGAAATCTATTCCTGAACCAATCATCGAAGCATTAGAACGTTGCCATGGATTCACTCACCGAGTAGACTGCTCATCGCCGGGAATACAGTCTGGATATTTCTATAACGTATGTCAAACTGCTGTACCAAGGGATACGTTAAACAACATTAAAGAAACCACATCATCTCAACAAATACTCTATAAAGTAACGTACAAAGACTGCCCCCATATCACCGAGTCTGAGGCAGAACGTATGGCATCTAAACTCCCTGGTGGGAGGAACAACTCTACGTTCCTTTCGTCGATGATGGCAGAGTTCGGTTCGACTGACGAGAAGGTGGTAATACCGTCACAATACGTCTGGAAAGCTGTAAAGAATGAGAGATGGTTTAAGCAACCTTTCAATACAGCAGGATTAGATTTATCTGACGGTGGAGCGGAGACAGTACTGAGCGTGAGGAATGGTAATAAACAGATCGCACAAGAGGCATTTCGTTTCGATAACTCTGAGGATATGGTAGAGTATCTGAGACAGAAATTCAATCAATACGATCTGAACCATCCTGAGGCTCTGATCTACGGAGATGCAACTGGCATAGGCAAACCTACATTAGTACGTCTCAAACGAGAAGGGTGGAGTAATATAAGATTGATTGACTCTCGCTCATCAGCCAGGGATCCGAAAGTCTATTTCAATCGTGCGACAGAACTATTCTTCAATACTCGCTTACTGTTTGAGAAGGGTGAGATCATTGTGATGAATGATAGGTTACTCATAACGCAGTTATGTGGTAGATACTATAAAATCTCAACTAAGAACGTACATCAATTGTTGACGAAGGAAGAGCAGCGTAGTAGAGGGTACCCTTCGCCGGATCGGGCGGATGCTTTCAACCTCTCATTCTGGGGATATAAGTTTCCTGAGGAAGAGAAGTCTGCACCGATACCGTTTGTTATCCCTGAGGATAAAACGAAACCAGAGATTACGCATGATTTTGATATGAGAGAATGGGCGAAGAGATCGTTAATTCCATCTTCCACCCGCCCAGATCCATCTATCGAAACACCAGATATGTCAGACATACATGAGGCTGTGTCAGACTACAACAGAAACCGCCTCTTAACAACTCGTAAATACTGATCATATGTCAAATAATCCTGACTCAAATGTAGCTCCTACAACTGTTGTGGCACTGAAAGGTGACATTACTCGCACTGAGAAAATTGAAACATACAATCCCCGTGAGCGTACATTCATCGCTAAACCTGAAAGTAAGATCTGCCCACATTGCGGACAGTTCATGCCACCGGATATTAAACCCATGAAGAACGCCATGAATGTGTATGTGAACGAGATTGGCGTGTCATTCGTCATGAATGAAACTGATGAGACGCTCAACATTAAAGGCGTACTGTTTGGTCGTGCAGATGGGCGCGATAAGAATGGCAAGCCTACGTCATCGTTCCTTCCTGTGGCCCAGACGGCCCCTGTGCAACCTGTGAAAACATCTAAATAACTACTATTATGCCACCCGAAATCGAATCCCAGTCCGACGGAGACGGAGTAGTTGTGCCTGAGGAGTTTCAGAAACAGACTCATGAGTTGCTGAGTAAGGCTACGACGAAACACCACCTAGCTCACATTCGTGAACGTGTGTATGATCACGAAGATAAAATGAGGAAAGAAGAGATGAGTAAAGGTGAGAAGAAAATGAAAGGTGCGATGAAGAAAGGTAACACTCCTACACCTGAGAACTACTCTACGGAAGCAATGCCCGGCTAAGTGTTAACAACAAACTCCCCGCTTTATGTCACCAGAAGATTCAAATCTCGATTTTATCAACAGCACCGACTACACCAAACTTGCTGATAAGGTACGCACGTTACGTGATGTTTCGTTCGATCTAACAGCTAAAATGTTAGGTGGCCGTAGGTTGCGATACGCAGAAGTTGATGTTGAGATTGAGCGTAAGGCGGGGAGAATTGCACCGGATGAAATGTATGTGCCGATTCATATTATCGATACGAACATTCGTCGTGAGCAAGCGCCGTATATTCAATTCGTGTCGCAGAGCAATCGGGCAGTGATACTGAAAGATAAAGAACAGTTAGAGCTGGACCTGAGTCTCCTGGAGCAAGATCTGACGGCAAAGTTGCGTTACGACGGTTGGCAACTACCAGAGTTCTCTAACATTGACTCCATGCAATCGTTCGGTTATGGAGTGATGGAAGTTGTACGTGACACGAATAACCCTGGAGAATTGGGCTGTGAGATGGTTCAATTTGGTGATTTCGCTTTCATTGCGGATACCAAAGACATTCAGAAAGCTGAGATCATAGCGCGTGCGTACTACTTCACTAAAACTGATTTGGTAGCGTTGACAAAGAAAAAAGATGAGGATGAGAGGTGGGATAAAGAACAGGTTGATAAAGTGTTGGCTGCACAGCCAAATGATGAACAATCACAGATCTACTCTGGTACTACCACAGTTAATCGCTCGCTGTATAAGCTGATGAAGCTTATGTTCCGTGTTGATGGGTATGTGTATGTTGCTTGGGCGGAACCTACACTGTGTTCTGACTGGTTGCGGAAACCTAGGAAGTTGTTCGTAGGACGACGTAGACTTGTTGACGAAGCTAACTCTAAGGCTGCGATCATCAAGAACACTCCTGCACCGTTACTCTCTATAGCCAAGGGTATGATGCCAGGGGTAACGGATGACCATATCGAACAGATCAAGTCTGGCGTACCTGCATCAGATGCAGAGTATGAAACCATGTATCCGTACTTCATTTATCCTTATCTGATTACGGAAAACAACACCATCGCGTGTTTGAAAGGGCGCATCTTTCTTGATCAAGATGTTCAGTCTGGAGCGACAAGTTTGTTGTCATCTACCCTCACACAGGCTCGGAGATCAAGTGGACTATACTTTAGTAAGGATACTACTGATCCTAATGATGACTTCTTGATGCAGAAGAATGTCTATTTCCGCACTGGAGCATTGATTAACGGTAAGATCAAAGAGTTGAAACTAGACGCGCCTGACGCGCAAATGTTCACAGCTATCAATACGTTAATCTCTGCCAATCAACAGGAGACATCACAAGTCAATTATGCTGAGAACAATCGTCAAGGTGATAGTCGGAAGACCGCAGCAGCTATTAAGTTCTCTGCTCAACAGCAGACATTATTGAGTGGTGTTCAGGTAACACTGTTCTCAACTGCAACTAGGGAGAAATACCAGTACATGTGTGACATTATCCGTAGCCGTGTATTGGCTGGATTAATTAAAGTCTCTCCCAATCTCATGCCATTGTACCAGCGTACATGGTATGTCAAACCGGCGGGAGATGTTGATGTGATTGAGAAGCAAACTATGGTACAGACCATGATGCAAGCGTGGCCAGTGATTCAACAGACAGCTGCTGCTCAACCGTTCCTTAGCGACTTACTCATGCTGATGTTTCCGAATAACGCACCGAAGTATATTGCAGCTATGCAGCAGGCACAGCAACAGCAGCAGTCGGCGCAGGCTCAGCAATCGCAACAGATGATGGGCATTGCTAAGGGTGCAGCGGATAAGGTAATTCAGCTGTCGAAACATCCTGAGTTCTTCTCTGAAACTGGTAAGATTCACGCATACCCAGTAATTGAGCAAGGTGCAGCACAACTTGAACAAATGATGAAAGGACAGAAATAATGAACTCAGAAGTAGAATTTACTCCGCACAAGCCACAGTTCGACATCAATCAAGTGTTGACATTACAACACACTGAATGGCTGGGTCATCCAGTAACATCTCAGATGATCTCTCACATGCGAGATCTGAGAGAGAAGTACACTCGTGCACTAGCGGGGTATTCGATCGATTCAACTGTACCGAATGAAATGTTCCGTATGTACAGTTATGGAATCAAAACTATTGATACAATTTTAGCGCTAGTTACGACGACAAGTGAGTTCGTAGCTAAGGCTGAATCAAACAAACCTAAACAACAGTAAATGACATAATATGAGTGAGCCATTTAAACAATCAGGACAAGCAAACAACATCACCCCTCCATTCTCAGAACCAGTTGAGATTCCGGAGAGTGTGAAGAGTCAGACATTTAACTTTGATCCATCGTTAGTTGAGACTAAACGGGATTTAACTGAGGTTAAAGTTGATGGGAAGCCTATTGCTGAGGTACCGACTAAGGTTGAAACTACTGGACCGGAGTCTTCTAAAGCAACGAAGGATGAGTCGAAACCTGTTGATCCTGATAAACCTAAGTCTTCTGAGTCTGCGGTCGATCCAGCGGTGGTGGTTAAATCTGATTCTACACCCGCCCCAGCTACAGCTGCCGAAGGGAAGAAAGATGAGACTGCGAGTAAGAAGATTACGCAAATCTCACCTGTTAAGAAGGATGGTCAGGGCGGAGAGCAGGACGTGTTTGACTATACGAAGTATGCTGCTGATGAGCAAGATATGTTGAAGAATATGTCTAAGAAAGCACGTGAGCGTGTGGTGAAGATGCTTGATGAACGTAAGTCATTGGAGAAGCTGAAAGACGCATCCTACCTCCAACACGAACAGGCATACGTTCTGTCACCGAAATTTCAAGAGTTGCAAACGAAAACTACCAGAGCTAAGGTTGAAGGTCGTATTTGGGAACAAGCATTACTCGATATCCGTGCTGGGAAGAAGTATCGTGAGATCACAGGATTTGATACCAATGGTCGCCCTGTCATGTCTGAGGAACGTATGCCAACTGACCGAGACGAAATTCGATTGCAGGGCAATGTTATGGCTTGTCAACAAGCTGAACAACGTTTTGTTGGTGAGTTGAGTCAATATCAAGTTAATCATTCAAAGCAAATTATACAGGATCTTCAAGCTATCGAGAACGAACAACGCAATAGGTTCGCTTGGGTAGCAGATCAAACTCTACTTGACCATACATTAGATGTTGATGGTGTGGGTGAGAAGAAGGTTAGGGAAGTCGTTCAAGATTTCAAATCTCTCTTCCCTGATTACCTCGCCAATACCCCCGGCGTTAACGTTGCAGCTAACCTATTTGTAGCTCTGCAAATCCAAAGTGCACAGTTGCGCCAGCTGCAAACACAGAGTAAAGTGGCGACAGTTAAGAAGAGCGAAGAGCGCCTAGTTGAACCTTCGTCTGATCGGTCTGGGGCCACAGATGGAGCAGCTAAACGTAAGGGTATTCCATCTACCTTTTCTATAGAAGGTATTCCCACTCGTTAACGTTAACTGACACTTGGCATGAACCTTGCTATCAAGTACTCGCCTCAAATAAGTCATAAGGGCATATGGCAACCTGCCTCTAATGTTAGTTGTAAGGGCATACAACAACGTGTTTGAGTGTTTAACGGTTTTAAACACCCCTTAATCTGAGAGTAAGTTACCTCTCTATTAGCACAATAAACTCCTATGCCGTCATTCTACAATCTACCTGGGCAGTTTAGTAATGCGATTATCGAACCAGTAAATCGCTTTGCCCAGCTTCCGTTCTATCTGGTTCATAACGAAATCGAACAATACGCTGTTTGGAATGAATTCACTCAGCTGTATGGCACTCTCCCGTGGCAAGAAAACATGGGTACCACGATGGAAGCTGTGACTCCGCAGCGTTCTCCCGTTGGTCGCTCATTCTTCTTCCCTAATCCTGTTACGGCTGCTCCTAACAAGGACATCTATCAGATTAGCGAATCTAACGAAACCGCCGTTCTGTACCGTCACAAGTATGGATCGTATGTGTTTAACTTCCTCCCTTCGTTCCAAGCGTTCTGGGACAAGTACATTAAGTTCAACAGTGATGACATCATCAAACAGATCTCGATCAGTGATAACCAATTCATTGAGACTCAGATGTGGTTTGGTTGCCAGTATGTGTATCTCTGCGGTACCGGACTTGTTGGTGGTGCTCCTACCGCTCAGGGCAACACGGCGTTGAATGCTGCGAATTCCAAAACTTCTGCTTGGTTGGTTGGGGTTACTCAGGGTACTGGTGGTAACACTGGTGCTATTCAGAACCTCCGTTTGCGTGATGTTTATCGCGCGTTGATGAACTTGCAGGATGACCTTGGCGCTCCTCAGTTTACTGGTGCGAAGAACATGCCCAAGGATAACGAAGGTTTGAAAGGTCGTTATGCTCTCTTCTGCTCGTCGGAAGATTGGTATAACTTCACGTTCGATCCCGATGTCTTGAACAAGCTCCAAGGCCTTGCTCCTTGCGATTTGAACCTTGTGTTTGAGGACTTCAAGGGATCTCTGTTCGGTCAGGTGACCTGCAAAATCAAGAAGTATCCTATCCGTTACAACACTACCAATATTGTTGACGGCGCTGGTAACGTTCTCTGGGCTGCCGGTGCTCCGATCGATCCTGAAATCTTCGATCCTACGGATAACAAGTGGAAACCGAATCCGTATTACACGTCACTCATCTCCGCTCCGTACACCATTGCTTGGTTGCTTGGTGACAACTTCTGCAAAACTCTCAAGGTTGGCCCTCCCCCGAAAGAGTTTGCGACGAAGAATATGTCTGCGGAGAAATTCTATTCTCTCCGTTGGAATGGTGAAGTTCGCTTGACTGATCAGTTGATCATCGTCAACGCTGACGGCTCTCTGGAATTGAATGATTTCGGTGAGAACTTGCAACTCAAGGCCTCGCTCATGCACGGTTTGATCTTCACTGAACGCCGTTTCGCGTTCCCGTTGATCATCGCTCGTGCTCGTCCGAGCGTTCAACAGGCTTAATCAAATAATCATTAACATTTAACCAATAAATTAAACTAATGAAAAAGTCACTCATCTCCCTGTTTGTCGGTGCTGCTAGCATGGTCTCGGCCTTTGCTGGTAATACCGTTACACTCGCTGTTCAACCTGGAACGTTCACTAACTTGCTCACTGGATTTCCTGGTTCAGTGTATGTGCAACAGATCACGGCTCAAGCTCCTGGCACGAACGTTTCGTTCCAGTTGATTGATACTCCGACCAACAGCCTCGGCTTCACCAATGCCTCGTACACGTATATCACTCGGTATGCTACGAACTTGCCTGTTCTCTGGACGAACTATTATGGTGTCGCTCAGGGTTTCACCAACATTGCATTGTTCACCATCACTAATACTCAAGCTGCTACGACGAGTTTCTATCCGATTCGTTTCTCTAGCTCTGTTGCGTCTAACTCCACTGTTCAGTTTGGTAATCAGTCGTCTGCTGGTTACTACTTCGACAATGGTGTGTTTGCTACCAACACCAGTTCTGGTATCGTGACGCTGACTATTCAGTATCGTTAATTCAACCGGTAGTGTATAGGTCCAATTCCTATACACTACCACTTCCTTTCACCACTAATATGATCAGAACAATCAATGCAGTAGATAAGTCGGTGACATGCATTCCGACCAATCCTGTTAAGCTTTCTGCCAATACTCAGCTTGGCACACCCATTCTTCCTGCTGTTCGTGGTGATCCTCTTGAATACGCTGGTAGGTATGTGCAGAATAATGATCCTGTGAATGTTGTGTACTATGCTATTGGTCATCAATGCGACACAACCAACTATAACGGTATTCTCGCTCCATATCAACAATTTGATGCATCCAACTTTGGCGATGCTGTTTGGGTGTATTCTACGTCTAATGTAACTGTTAGTACAACCATCTTGGCACGGAAAGATTTGTCCACCTTTCCTGGGTTCTTCAACACTCAAGTGTCATGAAAAACTTACTCACTTACTTACTGTTAATTTCGCCTCTTTCCATCTTTGCAGGAAATGGAATTGGCGCGGGAGGTACTATCAGTGGTGGAACAGGGACTGGTGGTGGAGGTGGTGGTCCAATCACACCTTGGACTTCTGACATCAATGGTGCCGGGTTTAGTTTGACTAATGCCAACACTGTTACGTCTTCTAACTTTGTTGGTAATGGTGCAAATATCACCAACCTGATTAATGTGCCTACGCTGTGGGCTGGTGATCCGACAAACGGAATTTATCCGTCAACCACTGGGCCGCTTCCTGTGAATGCGAATTTTCAATCACTCACCGTGAGCACGCTGAATCTGGTGAACCCGATTCCCCTTACAAACACCGCCTCCACGGGATCAGCCGGAACGGTGCTGATGGCAAACGGAGCAAACGGTTGGATGTTTGGAACGGTGTCAAACAGCATCCTGCCGTGGACGATTATGGCCTCAACCAACGCCAACGGGTATATTTCTTTGGCCTATTCAAACCCGATTGATGGCAGCTTTTTAATTTATGGTTCGGACCCAACGGCGGTTGGCAATGCGGGCCTTTTAAATTTGTACACGGCTTTTGGTCAGGGGAATGGACAGGGAAATGTTCCGTTATACCCGGCGGCCCTTGGTGGATCAACGGCTTTTAGTGGAATGTCGGCTCTTGGTATTTGTTCTTTTGCCGCTGGTGGTTACAAAAACGGGGCACTGTATAATTATGACTGTTCCTTTAATAATTCAGTTGTTAATGGCATCGTTGGAAAAACCAACACCTTAAAATTTACCACCAGTGACGTTCCGTTTAATAATGCCACCCTAACATGGAACACCAACGGTTATTATACCAACACCACTTCAAAACTGAGTCTAACAAATAACGGCTATGTGTGGTATGCCCTGTTTGGAACTACGAACGTCTATAAGACCGTAACCAACAACAACAACCAAGTCTCGACACTGTTTACCGACCCGTATGGCATAATGCAAATTGGCGGAAGTTCTCAAACGTCGTCAAATTCATGGGTTCCGACAGGAATATCCGGATTCACAAATTACCCGACGGTTATCGGGGGAGTCTCCGCAAGTTCTTCTGGAAGCGTTGGTTTTTGTGGATCAAGAATTTTTGGGCCTAGTAATGTTGGCTTTAATGCGGGTTTAACAGGCGTTTACAAGGGGATATTTGGGGCTGGCAATTTTGTTTCTGGTTACGTCAACGTATATGGGGATTACAACATTGCGTTTGCAAAGCCACAGAGCGGAGTCAACTCATCCATCAATGGCACCAATTGTTTAATTATCGCTCCCGGCGGACAAGGTGTGTGCAACGCAAATGCCGCCGGGATTATTGACATGAGCGGAAATACTGGTGCCCACATCACTAACACCGTTAATAATTCCATAATTATCAATTGTTTAAACGGGGTGACACTTCAAAATTTTCTGACCATAACCCCGTTGGCGTCTGGACCGGCTTGGGCGGCAACACAGCAAACCAACAGCACGTTTATTTGGGCCTCCAACAGTCTGCCGGCCACCTATTACAAGAGCTATTTTGACGTGAACAGCAACCGGCAAGATACCTTTTTATTCTAATGAAATCAGTCATTGCCACAGCCTTTTTTTTGGTGTGCTTGACGGCAAACGCTTTCAGCCTTGTTGGACTTGGCGTCGCCACTAATAGGCCGTCTGTTGCAACCACGGTAAATGTCGGCGAGGCAAATATACCGTCGACACTGCTGAACAATATTGCCGCCAACATGACTTCGCTTTTGTCGAACACAAACCAGACAAACTATTACAATTATCTAGATTTCGGCTTGGGAACAAATAAGCAAGTTTGGACGTGGCCGGTGAATCTTTCGTGCGTTGGAATTGCTACCAATAACGGGCCCAACGATCAATGCACATTGCTGTCATCGAACCTTATTATTTCAGCACAGCACATTTGGAGTGCATTTGCACCGTCCAACAGCCAATTCATCAGCTTCAAGGATACAAACGGAACGCCTTATTATGCGTATGTTACCAATGCCGTATATCCCTATGGTGATTTTTGCCTATTGCAAATCAGTAATGCTGCTCCCAACACGTTTGTTTTTCCGTCCGTGCTGCCGGCCAATTACACCAACTTTTACACCCCGAAAACGTTTTCCGGTATCTGGCCACACAGAAATTCAAATCATCTTGTAAGTGTCACATTCACCGTGAACGCCCCCGGTGCAGAAGCCTTCATGGCTGGTACTCAGGTTGCACCGTTTGGTTTTGATGGTGGTGCATCCTCTGGGGATTCATCGTCTCCCTGCTTTACTGTGGTCAATGGTAATCCGGTGATCCTAGGGTGTCTGCATACTGCTCCGGGGAATCTGCCATTCATATCCGATCCGGTGATTCAGGCCGCATGGTTTGCCACAGGTTTAACAAACGGGGTTAATTTTCTGAATCTAAATAACTACCTGCAACTATATTAAAACATCAAAATGAAAAACTTATTATTTCTGTTTATTCTGTCCGGATTTGCTCATGCTGGAATTACCAATTCCATGATGCCTAACCCGTTATACCCCGGCTCAGATATTGGAAGGTCAACAAACGCTTTCGGTACAATATATGTTACGAATGGAAATTTCTATGGCACCGTTTCCGGCAACGGCTCCGGCCTGACGAATCTTTCCGGCACGGCAATAACCGGCAATCTGGTAATCACCAACCTGAACGTCGGCTTGGTGGTGATGCCGTTCACGAATCTGGCGATATTTGACGGCAGCCGGGGTTGTCAGTTTCTGTACACGAACACCACGAACCCGCTTGTGTTCTTCACGAATATCAACGTGGGCGTGATCTACTCGCTGGACATCATCCAGACCAACACCGGAGCAGCTGGCGGCCCGTGGTACTTCACGAATTTCCAGGGGGGATTCTCCAACAGCTTTGTCTGCTGGCCCAATGGCGTGGTGCAGCCGCCAGCTACGAATTTCGGCTCGCGGTCGCACTACACCTTCACCGGCCTGCCGGGATATTCCGGTTTTGGAACCAACATCATATTCACCAGCGCAATAACGAATTTCTGATGAAAACCGCCGAACAACTTTATTTATGAGTGACCAAGACGACAAACAACTGTTGCGCGAAATTCACACAGCCCTCGTCGGCAATGAAGACTTGGGTCAGGAAGGGATCATTAAACAGGTGAAACGCCACGAGGAATGGATTTCCGCTGCGACGATCAAAATCGGTGAATCCAAACTTTTATGAAACGCGCCAAATCAACACTAGGACGTAGGTATGGATGGAAGCCACAGCTTCCGTTTCATGGTGACAGGAAATTTTGCCAAAAAGCTGTATATCCTCTGCCCGATTCTATTGATCTTCGGCAGACTGGTTTTCTTCCTCCAGTATATGAGCAAGGAGCGATAGGTAGTTGTACTGCTAATGCAATCGCTGCTGCTTTTGACTTCTGCAGAAAGAAAGAGGGATTACCCTGGATTCACCCATCGCGGCTATTCATCTATGCTAATGCACGTCTAGCTGAGGGCACTCCACTTGACCAAGACAGTGGTGCACAGATTCGTGATGGAGTAGTGTCTGTTTCTACTCTTGGAGTTTGTCCTGAGTCAATGTGGCCCTACTCAACTATGTTTCACAGTGAAACAGATTTGTTTAGCATAAAGCCTTTGGATACTTGTTATGGTGAAGCACTTCATGAGTTGGCAGTTGAACACTTAGCTGTTGATCAGACAGCCATAACTGCTACCCTGGCCCAAGGATTCCCCGTTATCGGAGGTTTTACTGTATTTGAGTCATTTGAAATGCCCGAGGTTGCAAAGACTGGAGTTGTGCCTATGCCTCCTTATTTGGATCCTGATAATCCTCCTGACTCAAGTGTAGACAATCCTTTAACAGATTGGCCAATTGGTGGTCATGCCATTTTAATTGTGGGCTACAATCTAAAGTCTGGATCGTATCTATGTCGTAACTCTTGGGGAGACAAATGGGGTCAAGCTGGTTATTTTGTAATTCCAATGGCATATCTACAAAATCCAAAGTTAGCTAATGACTTTTGGACTTTGAGCAAAGTTGACTAATATGATAAAACTAATTGAACTTGCAGTAGAACTATTTACCATGGAAAAAGGAAAGCAAAATGGATTGCACGGTGTGAAAATCTTAATAGGTTGTGCAATGCTCTATGTGATGTACCAAGAGCATCAGCAACTGACTAGAGTCCAAGAACAGATCACGTCTATCAGACATGTATTGTACTGGAAATTTAACATCAAAACAGATTTACCCTCAGGAGATGAGGGTGAAGGTTACCTAGATGCAACATCTGCTGATATCAAGGTAGCCTCGACACAACAAGCAGAAAAAGAAAGAAACTAATTATATGTTCAACTGGCTACAAAATGCGTTAATTAAATCACTACTCCGTCATGTGCTGAGTGGTGTTGGTGTGTGGTTCGTTCAAAAAGGTTATAGTGACAGCAATGGTTGGGAACAGCTTATTGCTGCCTTCGTTACGATTGGATCATTCGTCCACTCTGTCTGGGATAAACGAGAGCAGCTATCTGCTGATGTAAAAGTGACTGTAGCGAACATCACGAAAACGGGCACACTGATTGTTGCAGCTGTTGGTTTGGGCGCCTGTACGGGCTGTTCAACAGTTCAAGCTGTGAACAATACAGATGTATCTGGGTTCAATGCTGAGGCATCTGTGCCGATTCCCGGCACCGGCGGCAGTTCGTACTTCTTGATGGTACGGTTACAAGGTGGGAACATCAAGGGCAATCAGATCATCACTCCTGTATCGTCGAACGTGCTGCACAGTGCGTCGATCGCTATCAATCAATCCGATTATGGCTCTGGTACTGTTAGTGGTAGCGCCAACACCAATGCTAATGCTGGAGTTACTGCTGGAAATCGTAGTCACAATATCTTGACGATTGGTTCCGCTCAAGCATCCGCCAGCCAGACGAACGGGTTGTCAGTTACTACGTCTAATCCTTAACGATATAGTTGGCACAGAAACTGCTGACAAAGTGTTATGTCATATCCATTAGTACCACCGCCTGCAAATGATACAGGAGCATTTACTGTCCCTCGCTATTTGCAGCGGTGGCTAGACATTAACCCTATCAGTCCACTGAGTCGTGCTGGTACATTCTTAATACTCCCAGCATTTACAACCACCAAATCATGGTTAGGTGTCTCGGATATTGTAGCTGCATTTAATTTTGAGGCACCTAACAACTTCTCTCTCAAACTTATTGTTGCTCCATCGGGAGTTAATTATACACTCTGCATCGCATATAGAGTTGGGAATATTGTAACTCGATATGTTGTGTGGTCAGCCTCGGGGCAAGTAATTAACCTAGCGATTCCGGCGTATACTGGACAGGTAATACTGAAGAACTGTAGATTCGAGATTTGGAATACATCTCAAGGTAATGCGACCCAATCTACCGATATTGATTTCACCACATCTGTCTTACAGGCTGAGGACTATCGGTATGCGAGTGATAGTGTGTTGAAAGCGAATGATGGACAAGTTAGTGTGTTTACTGATAGTAATGGATTTAATCCTCAATCAGTACCGTCAACCAACATATTAACTGGACAATATATAGCGTCTGCTATTAATCCTAATGCCGGAACTGGCCAATTCTTTGACACCAATTCAACCAATGAGTTCTTGTCTTTCACTCCTTGGGGAGCATCCGCAACGGACAGTGTGATAAATAATTACTATTATTTCCCTGTTTCATCTAATCAAGGTGGTCCATCTTTTACTTATTCACCCACCACAACTGCATATGGAGTATTTGCGGTTATCCAACTAACCGGTACATCACCAGCTGTTGGCGCTCAAGTTTTTGGTTTTGGTTCATCTGCACTTTCAGCATCTGATTTGAAGGTACTTACCAATGGATACTCACCATTCACATATAATGGAGCTACGTTAGGGGGAACGGCTAATCCTGTTACTGGTCAATGGTATATTTTGTTTCTGTGGTATAATGTTCAAGTACAGGATACTGGAGGGTATTTATTGCCTGTCAGTTCGTATGCAACAGAGCCAACATTAACACTTCATTCAATGACAGGACAGCCTGCTATGAGTGTATTCGGTCTGGGTGAACCGCTTATGGCACCTACCAATACTCAACCTATGAAAGTTGCTGAGATATTGATCTATCAGCCAACAACATTGAATCCTTTTACAAGTCCAGTTAGACAGGCAATTCTTAATTACTTAGGTTCTAAGTACAATCAAGCAGCCTTTGCATTACCGTTAACCTTCCCCTCAAACTCTGTTTCAACAACCAATTAATATTTATGTCAGCATCAACACAAGATTTTATAACTGGATTTGACTCTACTAGCTCAACTACTATAACTGGAGCCCAGCTAACTCAGCAAGTTAATCAGGCCACACCTTATGCAGATAAGGGTCTGGTTGTGGTTACAAGCGACAACTCAGGAGCACCTAACGTACCTCGTGCTGATATAACCACTAAATGGAAGAACTACATTTGGCTTCGTATTGGTGCATCCTTTGTTACTCCGTATGTATGGAATCCCAATCTTTCATCTCCTGATTCTACCTACTACAACTGGGTAACTATCGCATCTGCATCATATGGATCTCAAACCATTCCTGGATATGCGTTAATAACTAACTCTGTTCCATCATCTGCTATTACTTCTTTAGACTGGAGTAAGGTTACTGGTGGGCCAACAGCGGCAGTACTTAACAATTACAACACTACTTATATATCTAATGGATACATGAACAATACGTCACTTGTTTTTGGTGATCTTGCAGGTGGAGCGTCTGGTGCTGGGACTCAGCTGCAATCGCCTACTATTGCTGTTGGGGTAGTGACTGGGCAAAATCTGCTCGCTCAATCTCAAACTGGTGTGGCTGGCAAACTAGCGTTGGGCACTATTACAGCTGCGAATATCGCTAATAACACTATCACAGCTGCTCAGTTAGTGACGAATAGTGGTGTAGCCACTACCGCTGGTGGCACAGGTGCTGTTGATCCCGGGTTAAATATTCTCGTCCCAACTACGTCTATTGTTGGTATTCCCGGTGCTGGCAGTAGCACAAATGCATCCGCGCCCGGAGATGTGCTGGGAATATCATACAATGCCACTACGTCAAAACGTGGATTCGTTACCATCCAACGGGCACTATTGAATCTCGCTGAGCCCACATCACAGACATATGATCAATACTTAAAGGTAGCTGCCGGTGGTACAACGTATAGTTTGGCTACTGGTATTGGTGCTACCATTGGACGAATCTTGCAACGAGTGGTTGTAACCAACACATCAAGTGAAGCTGGAAATGCAGGGAATAATGGTACATCTTACACAAATGGCAAGATCTCTACTGTCATTAAGATTACCAATTTTGTCCCCATCTCAGCCAGTTCTACATTGGTAATTCGAGTTTCTGGCATAGTTATGACTAACAGTTCAGCTGATAATAGTCGAGTCAATTTATTCTATGATCCTTCTGGAACCGCTACATTCTCAGGTGGATACGCTACAGCTGTTGTGACATGGATTAGCACAACTTGGAGCGGCAATAGCACTGGCATATTGTTTCCTGATATTATTTATAAGATTACGTCAGGTCAAACTACACGTATGGATTTTGCATTTGGATTTGCTTCCAGTACATTTACGCCTACTATGCAAGCCAATGTGGGGATTGAAATCACTGAATACCTCTAATGAGCGAATTCAAACAGACATCATTTTCTGGTGGGATGAATTACCTACTAGATGACACACGCCTTCCTGTATCAATCAAATATAAGGAAGGTGATAGTGTGTATGATGTAACATACAATCAGTACAGATTAGGTTTAAACTGCCGGACGAGATTCGATATAGCTACCCCCACTCAATCATCAGTAATAGATTATTCTGCCCCCAGCGGAACTAAGCAAGGGTTGGTTGTGTTCGGCAATTACCTACTCCTTTTCGTAGCTGGTTATGCTTTCTACAGACAGATAGGAACGTCTGGTTGGTATCTCATAACTAACTTCAAAGTCAATGCGTCTGCCCCTCGCGTTTGGACGGTGGTAGTGCCGTTGAACACAACCAACTATGCTCGATTCGCGACGAAGCCTACTACTGGTCCTATAACCACAGCACAAGCAAATCAGCCGATTATCCAGATTCAACAGGCTCAATATGCTGCATCTCTCTACGGAAACTATTCTGGGGTGTTAGTGCAAGATGGTACTACTCAACCTTGGTTCATCTATATCAATGGATCTGGGCAGATTGCTGCCAGACAGACTCAAACGTATGCACAATGGAATCCCAACATCGGGACTGACGGTACATCCACAGGTCCAGATTTGCGTGAGTATGTACCGGTCGGTACATATATGGAGTGGTACAATGGCATATTGTTTATAGTTGATTCTGCGTATACCAACATATACAGATCTGTATCTGGGCGGCCATTGGACTTTGTGGTGAATGTTACCCCAGTGGGACAGGCTGGTGGAGACGCAACTACTACCTCTTACTCAGTGGGTGTCGGTGGAATTACAGCGTTGCACGCATTGCCGAATAGTGGATTGTTGGTATCCGCTGGTGGGGGTGGTATGTTTCTGGTTACACTTAATCAGTCCCCTACGGCACCCACATTGTTTGGTGAATACACGTTCAACAGACAGGTTCTGTTTAATGCGTCTTGCGTTAATGAGAGGGGGATAATTGATATTCCATCGGCGAGTGGCACTACTGATACACTATTCATCGACGCTAACGGTATTCGTTCTATGGCGGCAGCATCAGTTGATAAGGGCAATGAAGGACGTAATGGCATATTCTCAGCTAATGTTCAGGGCTTGTTCAAAGGGTTGACACAAGTGGATGGGGCCGTCTGTGCAACTTATTTCGACAACTACGCTATATTCGGAGTTAATACGACTCTCGGGTACGGATTGTTGGTGTATGATACGGTCAATAGTTGTTATCAATCTCTCGACATAGCTCAACTCAATGGTGCTGGAGCTAAACAATTTGCAGCGAATACTATCTCTGGATTGAATCTGTTTGCTATAACTACCGACGATTATCTGTATCAACTTTACGCCGCTACTGCGTATGATAAAGCTTACATCCGACTCGGTTCAGTTTGTAATCTCAACCCGAAGAAAGAACTGAAAGTGTCTGAGTGTCGAGTGATTATGACTAACATTACACAAGAGTGTGATGTGTCAGTATCATTATTCACCAATAATAGATACGATGAAACTCTCATATCGAAGATCGGATATAGTGCGCCGAGTAATATTTATACTGGTCAGTCTGTCGGTACTGACATTGGTACTCAAACTAACTCCATTCTATTCTCGTTCGTTGAAGCATCTCAAGGATGGAAATCCTGTGTCGCTATATCATGGACTGGTGGAGCATCACTCAATACGGTGAGTATCGGCACTATTGATTACACTCCCATGCAACCCTTAACTACTCAATCGAGTATCTCTCAATCGTGAGCTTACAATATATTTTACAACAAGTTGGCTATAAGTTGGGCCTCAATCCATCTGATACGAATCAACGTGCAACGTTACTCCGTTTCATCAATCCTGCTGCGAAAGAGGTTTATCAAACCTCTGATATGGCAGGGTCGTTGGATGAAATGATTCTAAAGGTTAATGCAGATCAGACTATTGCACTACCAGATTACGTCGGCCAAATTAGAGCGATGCGTGAGTCGTACTCGCAGATACCTGTTAATCTATCTCAACTTCGCCCCCACTACAATCAGTTTGCTTGGGGAGATCAGGAGTGGAGGAATTGGAGATTGAAAGGCTTGTCGTGTTTGATGATGAGTATTCACAACCAATCGCAGGTTGTGATTACAGTTGGAGCAGTAGAGACACCGAATGTTCAG